AGATGCAAAGTTATTGAGTTTCGTGACCGTTGCAATGTCTCCATTTTCAGCATACAAGTTTCCTTGGATATACTTAGATGTAGCATTAGTTGCCCCAGTATTAATTACATCTTCTAGGAATGCTCCACTTGCAAATAGTGATGCTTTAAAGTTTTCAGCTACAGCACCATTCTCATTAATATCTACAGCAAAGTTACCAGCACCCAAACCTCTAATGGTAATTGAGTTTCCGCTAGTATCCCCATCAACAGTAGTTCCTGCATTGTAGCCTGCTCCGGGATATAAAGTCTCAACTAAGTAAGTTAATCCGCTAGCAGTCAACGCATCAAATGTTGCACCATAAACAGTTATGGATGATACTCCAGCTCCAGATGCTCCGAAACTAGTTGATCCAGTAGAGTGTCTAACAGGGAATAGAACCGCAGCCCCTGTCGTTCTTGCAGAAGAAGTCCAAGAAGTAACACTCAAAGAAGCTCCAGATCCTGCAAAAGACCCAACTAAAGCTCCAGATAATCCTAATCCAGTATCTGAATTGTTATCAAAAACACCAACAGGGTCCGCATCTAAAGAACCACCTATTACTTTCTTTAATGCTCTAGCTTGGCAAGCACCGGGATCTCCAGCAGTTAAAGTGCCTGATGGTATATTAAATTGTTTAGCAGAAGCAAATTGTTCTATACCAGCATTATTTTTTACTTGAATATCCAAGTAAATATTTTGTGTTAATCCATATTGATTACCAGAAACAATTACGGCTGGGCAAGCTCCAAAAGTAACTGCGGCAGAAGCTTCCACTGCTGAAGTTGCTGCTGCTCTAACGAAATACATTGAGTTTGTTGTCTCCAGTATTTCTAATGAGCCTTCTAATCCTTGTCCATAAATGTCTTCACTTGGAGGACCGAAAGTGTCTATTAATTGATTCTGGCTTGTTATTAATGTAGCTTCGTTTACTGGTCCTTTGGAGGCGAATCCAACAACACCAACTACGGAACTATTCAGAGATGGCGTGTACTCTGAAAGATCTTTTTCTATGACATATACACCGGGGCTAACAAAGTTTGGCATAATTATCTCCTATCAAGCGTTAACTATTTTGAGTATTCTTTTTTTTGCTAAATTTAATACTTGTTCGGTGATGTAATGGTCAGGAACAACTACACCTTCTCCGGGTTTTAACCATCTTTCATCACAACCTTTTTCGGTTGAGAAGAATATGGTAAATGATTGCAAGCTTGTGTTTTTTACTAGTTTCATAATTAACTCTCCTGATTATGTACTCTAATACAAATTATTTTTAGAAATATTTTTTTAAAATTCTAAATTTAATCTTTCTATAGCTCCATTTGAGGTTAAAATAAACTTAGGATTATTTAAATATGTCGATACTGTTACTGTATAACTTCTTTTTATTATCCTATCATCTTTATCTTCTGCTTGTAAATCTTGAGCAGTAGAACCATCCTCACCTAAATAAGCCTTTACTAAATTATGCCCGGGAATACTTAAATCAGCATCTGGATTAAATTTTAATCTAATTTGTTCTACTATTTGATCTAAGTCTGATTTATACTTACACCAAACATTAACATTGTAAGTTATTTCTACTGGAACTGGGGCTAAACTTAATATACGAATCGCTCTATTTTTTACAGGGTCATACTTAGTTTCATGTATTAATAAGGTTTTGTACCTAGATCTAGCACTATCTAAGGCTGATTTTTCTTGCGATACAGAAACTATGGGTAATATAATATTATTCTCTTGTTGTATTTTTGCTATGGCTCTTTCTGGATTTGCATAAATACATTTAACATTAACTATATTATTTTCATCATTGATGCAAACCAAGTCAGAGAAAAAGTTAATTATAGATCTTAATAATTCTTTGTATATTCCTGATATGGTCGATTCTTTTTTTGTTATTTTTAGTATCTCATTTCTAATATAAGATTCTCTAGTTAAATAACTATCACTTCTACTACTTAAAGAACCTATCTCAGTTTGTCCAAGTATAGATTCATTGCGTAAAATAATTTCAATTCCTGAAGTACTCATTCGTGGCTGTAACCTCCTAATGGATCAGAAATTTTATTTAAAGGTGTATCAACTGTTTCAGTATTATCCCTTAGTAATTTAGCATTACAAACTAAGTGATAAACTCCATAAGCCTCAAAAGAATCTTCAACTACTTGGAAGATTTGATACTTTTGATTTTGGAACAAGGGTTTAATTACATCTCCGGGAATTACTGATCTACCTAATTTTCTTTCAATATAAGATTTATTAAAAGTAAATATTTGATTACTGTTTAATTCTACACCAAAATTAGTTAAATTTTCATTAAGTGCTTCTGGTTCGTAATGGCCGTGAACTAGTATTGGAATCTTTGACAATGGTTTATTTCTGGATTCCATATAAACAGGATCAAAATCAACTGATTGATTATACTTGTAGAAGTGCATTTTACTTCCACCTAATTTGATTAATTCATCATCTACTAAATTAAATAAGTTGGTATCTGGATTGTTTTGATCAAATAAACTTAACTCCGATTCTTCCGAGTCTATATCTGGAAGTTCTGGGAGTTTAGTAGTAATTTTAAAATTATCTTTTTTATTTGTCATTTATTAACAATTCCACTTTCTTAATGCTTTATTTATTCTGCTGTTAGGATCGTTAGCAGTTTTACTAGAAGTTAATCTTTTTTTCATTCCACCCATTCGAGCACAGAATGATTTCCTTCTCTTGGCAGACTTAGAACCTTTTTTTAATTTTGAAGGTTTTGTTGTCACAGCCATAGAAAGTTTTGATCCCGGATTAGCAGCACGGTAGGAAGCTATTCCTTTTTTATTTAATCCACCCTCTGGATTTTTTCCTTCGCTTCTTTGCCAAGCAGGTGTACCTTCTATTAACTGCATAAAAAAGTTAGAATATATTTCAATTGAGTCATTCATTTTCTTTTTTCCCTTTGCAAAAGTTGCTACATTTGTTGGTTTAGGACCTGTATTCCCCGCTGCTCTTTTTCTTTTTACTGCTGATTTTCTTTGACCTTTAGACATGGAATGTGCTTTTGCTAAAGGCACGCATTTAGGATACCCTTTACGCTTCTCCCCCTCTTGCCTTCCGCATGGCTTGAACCCGCCACCTTTTTTTGGTGCTCCAATGTCAACCCATTTTTCAGCAACCCATTTTCTCAAGTCTTCATTTATATTCATTTTTTCTTACCCCCGGGTTTAACCTTCCCCGAGCAAACTGCTGAAGCGTACATGTTTGCGTATGCAGAAGGGTAAACATCAAACTTGCGTTTAGCAGCAGCCTTACCTTTAGCACAAAGTTTTTCTATTAGTTGAGTTCCGTAATATTCTGTTGATGAATCTTGTCTAGATTTCTTTTTTCCAAAAGGACCTTTAGGACCTAAAACAGGCCCACCTTCTTTTGGGGAGCGACTCGTTATTGGAGGTTTTGGTCTGGGCAAATCTTTTGGTTTTGGTTTTTCACCTTTTGGACCCATCGCAGCTTTTCTTACTTCTTTCCAAAATGGACTTACTTCATTTTCCTCATTTAGCAACTTCCCTGCTAACTCAACTGATTCTCTGGCTTTAGATAAAGCTATTGCTACAGCTTGCTTCTGAGCTTTCTTAGAGCTTGCAGGTTTGCTTGTACCAATAGTTCCTTTCTTCTTATATTTTTTCATCATCTCTTTGATGTTACTACTAACTACTTTTTTACTTGATCCTGATTTTAAAGGCATATATCACCATACTGTAAATGTTGGGGGTTCTTCGAATTCGCTACGAAGTTCTTCTTCCAAAGTTTGTTTTTCTTGTTGGCTTGCTTGTAACAAAGCAGTACCATTCAAATTAGCTCCTCCACCGGGAGATGGAATTGAGTTATACTTTCCTCTTATTTCCCCAAGTATACCTTTGGCTATTGCTAATGCATATTTTTGTATCCAATTTCTATACGCAGGGTGTATTGTGTTTGTATCAATTGCTCTAAACTCTAAAATAACTTTTTCTCCATTTATTACTGGAGCAGGATATATTTGCAATAGATTACCGTTTATTAAATCAAATGCACCTTCTTGACCTAAAACTTTTTTTGCTAGTTCTAAGTGTGATTGCATCAAATAAAAATCTCCGATTCTAAAATCACCATAAATAAAATTATCTTGGAAATATTTTATAAAAAAATCAAATTCCAAATCATGTGTTGCTTGTTGTAGTGTTAGTAATGTTTTTCTATGAACAACATAAGTTAGATTATGTGCTATGTGTGGAGGAAGGATGTATTGATTTATTCCAGCAGATGCCTCAAATGCTGCAAACTGCCTGTTCCAAAAAGGTGCATGGTAAGAAAACTTATTTATAGATTCTTCTATGGAACTTTTTAATTGAAAAGAACTTAACTCTACTCTTACAACAGGATGCCCTAATCTAGCTAAGATGTAATCTCTTATAGATAATTCAAATCTATTAAATTCAACACCATCTTGTAGAAGTCCTGTATTAAGTTCTTCAGTTTTTATTTCGCCATTGGTTATAGTATCTGTTAGTAACCTACCTCCATAGGTTCCAAAAGAATCACCGTAACCCAATATCTTTGGCTTGGCTATCACTGGTGTTGACATCTTCTACAACTCTTTTCTTTTTTAAGTCTATGTTTATTTTAGGCTCTAAAATTAATTCTATAAAAGGTGAATCCACTTGATGAGAAGCTTCAAAAAATTCTCCCGGTCTAATTTCAACTATTTTATTATTTATACTTAATAATTGATTCCATTTACATTTAGATCTATATTTAAACATAAAACTCCCTAATATATATAGGTAAGAAAAAAGAGGCAAGGAGTTTTATTTCCTTGCCTCTTTTAATTTAGTTATTTAAATCAGAGAGCATTACCCCACTTCTTAGTTACCGCAACGAAGGGGTAAGTAAGGAAGTTGAGTGAGGGGCCTACGATTCTAATTACACGGTAGAATCTTGTGTTAGGCTCGATAGCAACCTTACCATAACGGGTGAGGATACCCTTTCTTGGTTGGAAGCTATCAGGATCAGTTACTGTTGGCAACTGTTGTAGTGGGATGTAAGGAGCATAGATGTAACCAGCATCCATGGCGTTTGAACCCTTATAACCAACCATTATCTCGTCATCTGGGAACATTGGATCTACATAGAGATCGTAACGACCCATGAACTTGCCTCTAAATTGAATTGAGTTATTGGTGATATTGGTAGGACCATCTTCTCTAGCAATTCCACCTTCCAACTTAGCAGCACTCTCAAGTAATGATGCAACAACAGGTGAAGTTAGCAACCAGCTACCGGGACCACGCATTGTAGTCTTGTAGATATCTTGAGCAGCAAAGTTAATTACTGCCAAGAGGTTTGCATAAACTTCTCCGAGGTGACGGGGATTAAGTGTGCCAGTGAAAGCACCAAAGTCTACTACAAAAACATTTCTGTTGCTTGGTAATGCACCAAACTGATTAGCTGTGGCCGTAGCATTCAATACAGGGAAATCATATGTAAACTGTCCGGGAACAAAAGTTCCTGTTGCACCAGTATCTTTGTTAGCAAGACCATCAAAAGTACCAAAGTTTAGATAGCTGCTATCCATATTTTGTAATGAAACACCACCTAGTCCAGAAGTTGCATCATTACGGTTAAATCCATAAGCAATCATACGCAAATCTTCGATTAGCTCACGGTCTATTTCCAACTGTAGTTCTTTTGAAAGAAGATCAGTTAATTCTCTTTCAAGATCTAGGTTGTGGTAAGCCTTGAGGTCTTGTGATGCTTCAAGAGTCCACAATGCACGCATCTTACGAGTACGAGCAATGACAGCCTCTTGTTCAATGTGCATGGTTAGTTCAGGAATACCTGTACCATTTAGACGCTCACCTGCACTCATTACCCATCCGTAAGTTGCGGATGCATTTGGGAATGCAGCAATCTTGCCGCCCATTGTGCCTGAAGGAGCACCATTACCATAAATTGCTGAAAGTGAGTTTGTTTGTAACACATTTGATAGGTCGAAACCAGTTACAGCAACATCACCATCAAGGCCAGTGCCTGTTCCAGCAGTTGATCCTGTATAGAATGTACCAGCATCTGTACCAGAAGCTGAACCGATTGGGTTTGAGGTCAAACCACGGTAGGTCATGTTAAACTTGCTGTAAACAGTCTGAGCTTCATTTGTACCATACTTACGGCTGTGACCTAAGTAGAATACTTGGCTGACTGGAGCTTGCATTGGCTGAACGCCCACGAAGTTCTTAGCAATCAGCTCAGGGAACACTCTTCTTACGAGTGGGAAAGCAAACTTAGCGAAGGTTCCTAGGTGACCAGTTGTGGTGGCTCCTGTTGAAATTTCTTCACGAAGTTTATCTTCTACTATAGCTTTAGCTTGATTTTCTAGAAGTTGGGCTGTTACTCTACGGTCGTAGTCGTTATTAATGCCTTCAAGTACAGGCCCCCACTTCTGCGTTAATTTTTCATCATGAATATACATTGAGTCCATTTTTTAAATCCTAATCAACGAGAAAAAGGCATTAATTTCATAGCCTCTGGGGATAAGAACGGGTTACCTACCTGTTCTCTAATAGAGACTGGTTTTTCTGATTCAGAAATAATTACAGCCTTCTCAGAAGAAACAAATTCTTCATCTCTAGAGGCTTCTAAATTTCTCACATTTTCAACCAATCTCATTCTGTCCTTTTCAAGCTTTCTCGTCTTTTGCTCGGAAAGGTTTACTTTGCTAGATAGAACTTTAATTGTATTTTGTAATTTTTCATTCTCTAGAACTAGCTTGTTAATTTGCTCAGATAGAACATCAACTTCCTCTTGTAGTTCGGAGGATTGCTCTTTTATCTCATTAACAACGCTCTTTTCATCTTCTTCAGAAAGTTCTAGAGTCATCAAAGTTCTAACGGATTCAAATAGTTTTGCGTTTCTGAAAACTTCGTTTTCTTCTGCTAACTCAGTAATAGCTTGTTCCTTTAATTGATCTATTTTTGTTCTTAAGAAAGCATTAACTTTTGCTTCTAATAAACTAATTTTAGATTCAACTTGTTCATTTATTACTGAATCAACTAGGGTAAATATTTTTTCTACTGTGGATTCATCTAATCCTTCAGGTAAAATCTCTGCTATATTTGTTAACTTTTTATCCATGGAAAATGCTCCTAGCTTTAAATAGATACTATCTATGTTATAATTTTTTAATTTTTTTTAAAAAATGTATTAGTTAGTATTAACTCCGGTTTAATAAATACTTTTCAAATTTTAAAGTCTTCTTTTTAGACGGTTAACTAAGTTATTAAAGGCCCCACTTTCTGCTATTAATTTTCCTATACCTATGTAAGCCTTAGATGAAGTTTCCATTTTTGCCTTCATTGCAGCTTCTTTTTCGGCTTTCATGCGTGCGCGGTCTGCCTTCAATATGACAGCCAATTCATCTCTTGTACCTTGATCCTCTAATCCTGCCTGTCTAGATGACAACCCTCTTCCCATTCCTGCTAATCCAGATGCTATTCGGGTTGCCTTAGCATCCATAGCATCTCTAGAGGCTCCTTTTATTTTTGGATTTTTTAACTTCCTGTTATAAGAGGCTCCTCTAGCGGCTCTAATCGTTGCTAACGCCCCCCCTAAAGTTCTTTGATTTCCACCCTTGTCAAAAGTTTCTTTAGGTGTTGGGGGTGCTTCTGGGGTAGGTGTTGGGGGTGCTTCTGGGGTAGGTGTTGGGGTAGGACGGGGAGTATCAAATATAGGTTTTCCTGCATATCCAGCGTCAAAACCTTTTTTAGCTGCACCATAAATACCTCCTAGACTCTGCCCTATTTTACCAAATAATCCGGGTTTTTTAGGTGCTACTGCTGTGGCTGCTGGTGCTGCTGCTGGTGCTCCAGCAGGAGGGTCTGCAAAAAATGCTTGCCCTGCACGCTTGACTCTACCTTTTAAGCTTTCAAAAGCTTCATCAATATTCTCATTTTCTTCACTTAATTTTTTTTTTAAAAAAGCTAACTTTTGCATCTTTTTTAGATTTGTTTTAGCTTGCTTCTTGCCCTTACCTTTAATAGATTTTTTACCTTTTCTCTTTCTTAGCATAGCTAAATCAGAACCTTCAATTTGACCATCACGATCAACATCTAAGTTTTTTTGTTTACCAATCAGTTTTGCTTCATTATATTGTGAGTAAGCTTCATCAAATCTTGCTTTAAGAATCTTTACTAAATTAGATTCTTTTTCTAACTTTTGTTTAGATTCATTTATAAACTTAGATTTCTTTGATTCAGTTAATTCTGGATAGGCTCCTCGTGTTGAAGGGTCAGCAACCAAATCAAATGTAATTAAATTAAAGTCTTCATTGACTATCTTCTTACCTTCTGAGTTTTCTGATAAAGTCCCCATTCCTCTCGATGATATACCTATTTTTACACCACCATTAATTAAGGCTCTAGCAGTAAGACCAGCAGGAGTATTTAAAATTTCTGCTTCTCCAATAACCTCATTACCCTTCATTTCTAGCTTGGTTATTAGGTGTGATGCATTAGATAACTTAACAGTATCATTAGTAGGGTGGTCTAATTCTCCACAAAGTCTTCTGCCTTCAATCAAAGGTTGAAGTTTATCTAGTTGTTTATTTAAAACATTTTGGGGATAAATTCTACCATTGCTATTAGATTCTTCAGCCCTTTGGAATACCCCACGAACGCGCATGGTCTTCCCTTCAGAACCTTCGTTTATTATTTGTAATCTCTCAATTAAAAATACATCAGTTAATAGCATATTATTTTACTCCGAATTTCTTTTTCAAACTTCTACTTCCATATTTAGAAGCTAATTTTTTATTTCCTTCACCATATCTTAATTTTGTTCGTACAGAATGTTTTTTTATTGAATTAAAACTAGAATCAGGTGTGGAACTTCCGGGACTAAACCCTTTTGCGATTTTACCTCGACCACTCTTAGCACCCCATTTTCCCTTAGATACTACATATAATCTATTTGCAGCTTTAGTACTAAAAATGTCTCCATAATTAGCTTGGTCTAAAGCTTGTTTTATACTCCCATAAGTAGTAACTCTAGCTTTTGTTGGTAAGTGTTTTTCTTTTTTAGTACCTTCCCTAGATGTATAATAAGATCTACCCGCCTCTGATCCACGGGCTTCAAATATCATTTTTATTTCATCTAGAATTTCAACTAAATTCATTTCTTACCTTTAAATTTCTTTAATTTTTGAGCAAAAATTAAAACAGCATCTGAAGATTTTTTATTTCTTCCAGATGGCTCTGCTACTTTAGGTCCACTCATTGAACATCCACAACATCCACCAGTAGTCATTTCAAGAAGTTGTTTAACATCTTCTAATAAAGTAATTAATTTATCTGCTTTTTCTTCAGTTATTAAATTTACTTGTTGTTTGTTTTCTACTATGCTTTGTTTAGGTTTAATATCTGGTTTTTTTGTTTGTATTTTTTTTCCTAATACTTGGGACATAAACTCTTCTGGAACTACCGTTTCAGAAATATCGAGTTGCTTTTCAACTTCAGGAGTTTTAGTTACAAACTTTTTAGCTTTTTGCGGAGTAGTCATTTCATTCATTATCAACTGCTCCGCAAAAGAACCTATGCTAAATCCAGATTGTTTTAAAGTAGTCATAGAATAATCTAAAAATTTATATAGCAGCCAAGTTTTTTATACTTGACTGCTTAAAAATCAGCAAGACTTCTTGCCCTTCATAGGCATTTTCATTTTGCCTTTTGCAGGCTTCTTAGACATCTTAGCTTTTTTTCCGGCTGGGGTAGAGGATCCATATCCACCCATATCGCCTTCTTCAACTACATCATCAGACTCTTCTTCATCATACTCATCATCCGAAATCTCATCGTCTGAATCTTCTTCGGAATCCTCATCTAGCATCTCTTCTGATTCCAAAAGAACTTCGTTTACACATTCAGCTATGATTGATTCTAAATCTTCTTCACTTTCATTGATGCTGCTAAGACGATCTAAAACATTAGCTATTATATGTAAATGCTCTAGAACTCTTTCTTCATCTATGGCTTCAGGTAGGAGGGAAGTGCAAAGTGGGCAAACATGAGTTTCCCCTTCTTCAACAACTTCTTGCTCTTCTGAATCTTGGATTTGCTCGTAACCTTGAGCATCAACAGCTTCTTTGAGGCTTTGTTGGCCCTTTTCAGCCTTGCCCTCATTTACATTTAGGCCAATTTTTCCCCAAGCGGCTGACTCAAGGAGCTTATTACGAAAATCATCATTTAAATTAATATGTTGCATGGCTTATCTCCATTAAAAAATGTAAGCTCTAAACTTATGTAGCATCCTTCTTTAAAATAATATAATTTTTTATTTTTTTAGTATGCTTTTACATTTAACCCGTTATTGGTATATAAACTATCTGATTCAGAATGAGGTGAAGACCCATGCTCGGGTAATCCATCCTCTTCAACTACTATAGGAATATTATTAATAAATACTTTACTAATATTATTTGGATTTTTAATTATTGCAGGATAAGTAGCAGTCGGGTGAGGTTTAGTTTCATCCCCTTCAACTACAACTAACTTTTCACTTATAAAAACATTATTTTGATTTTGTACCAGTTGTTCAGCCCCACAGGTAGTTCGATCAGTTTGGACTATTAAAGAAAAAGGCATATTATTGTAATGGTTTTATTTGTTTAATTGCTGAAGTTAATATCTTAGCAGGCTCAGTTTGTGTTGGCGGTTCTATGTATTGACCACTATTCATTGATCTAAGCTGTGGGTAAGAATCTTCAGTTGCTGCTGCTCTTCTTTTTAATAAAGCAGTTTTATTTAAATAAGCATCCCCAGAGTATTTAGTAACTTCATATATTTGAATATTATCTACAGCACCAGATTTTATTCTTTCAAATATCGTCTTATTAGCTGGAGATGATATAAATTTATTAAAGTCTGTAAAAGGTAGTCTAGAGAAAACATCGAAGGTTGTTAAACCTCTATCTAAAACATAATTAGAATTTAATTCACTTATAATTTCTTTAATTTTTCTTAGTGGTGTTTTTGGTCTAACTGTAGATTTATTTTCATCTTTATAACCTGACCTAAAGAAAGTGCTACTTGGATCAAAAATAACTTTTCTTGCATCTAGCTCATATTCACCTATGACATTAGGATCAGGGTAAGTAGTCGTTAGATCCACAAATTTTGTAGTCGTAATATTGGCATCATATTCGCTCTTGTCAATACTTAGTTCGTAAATTAATTCTCTAATATTAGTTCCGTTAGTTTGGAATTGAATAAGTTCTGATTGTATATCAAATGGATTATTCTCTTCCTTATTAGTTGGGAATAATAAAATATACCAAGGTAATTGCCGTACTAGTAATGGAACATTTTTATTTGTTTTTCTTGCATGTCCGTCAAATCGGATATCTTGTTGCTGTAAATAAATGTGACCAGATGACACTACATAATCAATAAAAACATCATCAGGGTGTACTGGGAACATGTAATGATTTGCTTTAAATTTTACATATTCATTAATAGCACTTAAATCTTGTTCAGTACTTATGGAGCAAAGATCATATCTGGCTTTTGTAGTATCAATATATTCAGTCGTTCTAATTGTTTCTACAGTCTCTGTTTTTAATTTTAAGAAATAAACATTTTCCCTTTCACCACTTAAAGAATAATTATATTCTAAGTTAGATGTGTAAGGTGAGGATACTGTTAAAATTATAGAAGAATCACCATTCAATAATTCTAAAGCAATCATCTTATCTATATCACGAATTAAATAAGCATGATCCTTTTCTGTATCTAAATAAATTCTTCTTTGATTTACGCCAAGACCAACTTCAATATAATCTCCATCGGAAATTTTTAAATTTGCTCTACCAATTACAATATCATCATCATTAATATAATATTTTCTAGGTTGACCATCAACCTCTACTGTTAATGATTTTTCTAAATCACTTGCTAGAACTTTTATCAGTGGAGTTATTTTAGCAGTTCTTCCTGTTGATTTAGTTTCATCTAGAGGAATTAAATTATTTTCTAAATATGCAAAAGCTTTTAAAGTATTTGCTACTTGATCTTGAGTTTTTTCAGGTACAATTGTTTTTGCAGTTCGATTCTCAGCTAACTTTCTATAATAAGAAATATCAAAAGTTTCTATGGTTCCATTAATTAACTTCCTACGAATCACATCTAAGAAATAATCCTTACCTATTAAATTACCTAACTGATCCGTAATGTTTTCAAATATTCTTATTACACTTGGTTTTAAGCTTTTTTCTATATTATAAATTGTTAAATCCGAAGAGTAATAAGATCTCCAATCTTCAGATGTATTATTTTTATCTAAATAATAAGCAATAGATTCGTGAATTGTGTTAGAAAATAAATTAGTTAGTTTAAAATTATAAACAACTGCTTCGTTGTAGTCTGTAGTTGGGGGTACATAAACTGCAACTGCGGGGTCTAGATTAACTACTCCAGCGCCAGCATTTTCTGGTAATTCATAGAATGGTCTAGTTCCAACATTTATATCAGCAGGGTTTTGATTTGAAGGATTATTATTTCCTGTAAAAATAACTTCACCGACAGTATCCGCGTCTGGTAATCTTTCATTAAAAATAGGTCCATTATCATCTGCCCCACCATCATCTAAAATTACAGGCTCTGTTTGAATACCCGCTCCAACAGAAGTTGAATTTACAGGTCCATCATTATTACAATAATTTCTACATGATTGGAAAGTTAAATGATATTCTGGTCCTTGAGCTTGTGTAGGAGTTGCAATAGTGGATATACAAGCATTGTTTACACATTTAAAATAATTTCTAACTTGAGTAGGGTCTGAAATTATTCCACCCCCTGATTCTCTTTGAGAAAGACCTCCTAAAACCTGTCTAGATAATCTATCTACTTCAGCAGTATTAGATTGGCAACGCAATCGACACTCAGTTAAAGTTGTAAAATATCCTTGAGCTTGCGCGAAACTTAAAGTAGTAGTCATACCAGCACAAGTTCCAGTACTCTTATTACATTTAAAGAAAGTTGATATTGGGTCAGGTCTATCTCCAGCCGTGGATAAAGTATCACCTTCTTGTCTAGCTCTACAATCTGATTCACATTGTGCCAAACTTCCGTATGTCCCAGCAGTTTGGTTTTGTGGTACTGTTAATTGTCTACATTTACCATTGATTGTATTACAAGAATATCTTTGCACTAAAGGAACTGGTCCTCCAGTAGTTGAGGGTCCATCTATTGGTGTTGTTCTAGGTCTTGAACAAACGGCTTCACAAGCTTGTAAATTTTCAAATGCCCCGGGTGGTTTTGAAGTTGCTCGGCGCTCTACGCAGCCCCCAATTAAAATAGTCCCTCCTGTGGATGCGTTTTCTCTTATACATACATAATAAGTTTTTACTTGAGGAATTGGAGTTCCTCCAGTTTCGCCCAAAGGTCTAGGTTCTTCAGGACATACTGGTTCACCTAACTTTCTTTCACATGGTGAACCATCATTGGCAGCGCAATTACTATAAGGTGCAGAATTTACAACTAAACCTGCTGGTAAAACAGAAGCACATTCAGGAAAAGTTCCATCAGGTCTTCTGTTTACCTGCGTTAATTTACATTCTCTATTGTAGATAATTGCACACCTACAACCTGCTCCGAATTGAGGGCAGGGAATAGTTCCTGTGGATGGAGTTTGAATACAAAATCTACAGGTTTTTGTTATAGTGGTAGTACCCCCAGTTTCACTTGGCCCGGGTCCGGGAGTTGCTGGTCCGGGTCCTGTTGGACCTCCGGGTGTGCTTGGTCCGGGACCGGGAGTTAAAGGACCAACTCGTTCCCTATCTCCACAATCTTCTTCTATTTCATCTCTACATAATGCTTGGCATGTTGCTAAAGCATTAGGTTCACATCCATAGAATCCGGGTCCGGGTCCAGTAGTTGGCGGGTAAACACACCTACCTAAATCACGATCAAATGTACCTTGTTGGATTGAATGTACGCGACATTCTCTATCTTGCCTTATCCTACATCTACATAATGGATTATTAGGGGGTGTACAAGGAAACCATCCAGTTGTTGGGTTGCCAGTATTTACACAATGATAACAAGTTCTTGGTGGACAAATTTGATCAGTAGGGCCTCTAGTAGAAGGTCCGGGTCCTGCGGGGCCGGGAGTTGATGGTCCGGGTCCTATTGGAACGGGAGTCGCAGGCCCAGTTGTTTCTCCGGGGCATATTGGAGGACCTATGACATCAGCACACCATGGAGCATTACAGGCTTCAGTACTATTCAAAGAATAACCTAGTAATCTGTCTCCATTAGGGCATAATCCACCGAAGGTTATAGGGGGGCATTGTTCATTAATAGCAACGGTGCCACCATTATATATTTGACAATTTGCTGATTGAAGTAATGGGCAAGTACATCCCGGTCCATATTGTGGGCAAGGAACCCGTTGCTCATTTTCCTCTTTTATACAACATAAATAATATAAGCAAGGTTGTTCTGGACAAACAATCTGTACCCCGTCTCTACAAACTGAAGCACAAGCAGGTTCCGATTGAAACTCATTTACAGGGCAGTTAGTTGCCCCGGGCAAATCTGGAACCCAAGTTTCTTTTCTTTCACAAAATCTATCTGTAATTAATCTACATCGACATGGACCATTTGATACTGGAGTGCCATCCCTTGCACAACTAAATCCTTCTGGATCAGTTGCAGGACGCTCTTTACATACCCAGCAAACTCTTAGAATTAATCTAGTTGGTGGTCTATCTCTAATAGGTCCCTTAGGTCCCCAAGGTTCACCATCCCGTCTTCTTCTCCTAGGATGCCTTTTAGGAGTGACTGGAGGCTCTCTATCTCTACGGTTTCCGGGTCCTTGACCGGGATAAAATTTACCGCATTCAAAGGATGGTGTTTCAGTCACTTATCATGCTCCGTTAAGTGAAATTAATGGATTGGATGAATTTAAATTGGCATAGTGATATGATGCACTATTTTGAGATATACCAACCATTCTCCATTTAATTGTTGGGTATGTGCATTTTCCTACTTTAACATTTCCTAAAAATCCTGCGCCACATGTTGGTACGGCAGTTGGTTCAGAATACAATATATCTCTTACTGGAACAAGAAAAGATGCAAATCTTTGGCTGTCTCTATTTCTGTGAGGAAGTAAATCTTGTGTAACCCCTGTATTTTTCATATGATCTACTGTCACAAAGCCAACATAAATTGTAAACTCATTAAATCCTTTTTCAACCCAGATTCCTGTATAACCAGCTAAATCTTGTGAATTTGGATTATTCAATCCAGATCCTCTATATGTTAACCCTATGCTATTTAAAAATTCTGCGTCAACATGATAATCTAACATCCAAGAAGGTCTATTAAATAGAATTCTTTTTGAAATGTACATAAAATTAACTTTATGTTGACCCATTTCATTATCACCACTACCTGTTTGAGATATTTCTGTATTTGTAAAATTATTTACTCTATTTGGAACTCCCCCTGCTAAAGTTGTTCCTGCTGAATTTACAGCATCTCTATAGCTTCCAGATTTTATGAATAAATCTGCTCCATTTAAATTTGAAGGCGTTGCTTGGTGAGATATTACTGGAGTTATTCTATCGTTTGGGTAAACTCCTTTGTTTTCAAAATTACCGTCTAAACACCATCTAGAAATATCCCAGTCTGGGTAAGTTGGAAAATCTAAAAGACCAGTATCAAAATTACCATATCCATATCTTGATTGGATATAATTTCTAATATAAACATCCGAATCATTAGTAGGTTCATTATCGCTAGCAAACTTTTGCTTGTAATAATGGAACAATGCTCCCTCTGTTCCGTAATTTAACCCACCAAAAACATAACCTGTAGCTAAAAGTTTACCATTATTTAAATCTTGAACTTGCGTAGAAGTTTGTATTTCAGAAATTTTAGTGGTTACAAATTCTGTAACTCTCTTTAATTCTTTATCTAAAACACTCTTACCAACAACTGGATTAGCTAATGATATTTGTGGGACTGCTGCTGCTAATCCCGCTCTTTCATTATAAGTAAGTTCTGTTGTTCTTAGGAGAGGTCTAATATCAATGACATCTTCTTGTGCAATAACTCGGGTTCCTGCAATTTCTTGTGAGTCGCCATCAACAAAAATATAAGCAACAGGTAAAATTGATTGACCAACTAATTCGATTGCATTGTCTTCTAAATCTTGAGAAAGTAAAGGAGATAGATTTAACAAATCGTCTGGAGAAGGGAACGATCCTTTTACTGTAAAAGATTGTTCTGTTCCTGATGATTGTAAGAACCCAATATTATCTGCGGATTGGTCTGCAACACTCCCAAGGATCATTGGGTTTCCTCCTGAATCCAAAGCACTTTCAGGAGTATATTGTGCTGATGTTTTAGGTTGGAAGTTCATTCCTATTCCAGCACCACGAACAATGCCTAAAGTTGGAGAAGTTATTTGAGTAACAGTTCCATTTTGTAAAATAGAAACTCCAGAAGCATCTACTGGTTTTGAATAAATGAAAACCATGTCAATTCTGTGAGTTGCATTTAAAAATTGCTTATCCCCATTTTCATCTGTATAAAAGAAATCTTGTTGTGAAAATGATGGAACTTCTATACTTAATTCTTCTGGAACATCAACTATGGCCGTTCTAGCAACACCTCTCCATCTCTTTATTAAATGGTTTTCTAGTGTTGGTAATTTTGCGAATCCTATGGCTAAACTAGTTGGGTGGTTAGTTGGAAGCACATAAAATCCATCTGTATTTACTGAATCCTTATACCATAATAAAACTTGAGAATATACAAAAGGTCCTAATAATCCAACTCCACCTATTCCAGCATATTCTAATGCATCAGTTGTTAATCCTGCATAATCTGTTGGTGTATCAATATCCCTAGCAGCCCAAGTAAATGCTCTTTCAGCAAGACCATTCATGTGCAACGCACTTGAAGCAACTGTTTGTTTTAATTTATTTAAACTATTTATTACTAAGGTATTAAAATTATCATTAGTACTATTTAAATTATAAGTTTTATAGATTTCAGTATCTTGTAATTCTTGCCCAACTATTTTCAGCAAGTATTGTAAAGGTTCATTTCCAATGTCGTTAATTCTTGCAGAGTATCTTCCGGGTCTTACACGAACTACTCTATCTCCTCCTGTTGCAAAAGGTCTTAATTCATCAATATCTTTTCTAGTTATCTCTAATGTTCCTGCTGTTGGTCGATCTATTGGACCTCTATTATCTCCTCCATTGGTATTTGTAGATGGGGGGCCTCCTGTCTCTGGTCCAACTCTTCTCCCTCCACCTAATTTTCTCAATTGATCTCTTAGCCAAAGACAGTTTTCTTGAAGTTGTTTAATTGGTATGTTATCTACTTCAAAGTAATAAGGGTCGTTAGCTTTAAAATATCTTACAGGTTCCGTGAACCTGTATTGGCTATCTGAGAATGTAAATTTTGCCATATCAATTATCTCTCTTTAGATCAAAAACATTTGCAGATTTAAATCCGTATATGGTCGCTCCGGGATTAGATTCGCTAAACTCTTCATCAGTTCCAGCCTTATAAATTGTTACCCTCTTAGGTCTACCTCCCATACCTACAGAGCAATTTTTAGCATTAGCGAATAAATTTGCAGCAGACTCATCTATAATTACTTGGCCCGGATCATCTTCTAAGAATTCTTTACAGTAGTAATATCCTGAGGGATATAATGAATCAGGAACTCCATCCCCATTAGAGTCATAACTTAACTTCAATAAATTGGGATGTATAGAACTTAATTCAGGACTCGTTGTAACTGCGGAAACCGCCGCTGACAAACCATAACCTTGTGCAAATATTTGATATACTGCTCCAAAGGTTGCACTAAAAGATCTACTATACTTATTAGTTCGATAATCCAAAGGACCATTTTCATAACCACTTAAATCATTAGCTAAATATTTGCATTCTGATTTTGGTGAGAAATATAATCTAAATACACCTTGGTTATTATACAAACTAGTTGAGCTACTGCCTAATTGTATTCCACTAACTGTAATACCTGATATCGGTATACCTGCTCTTTGAGCTAACGCAGAAGCTGTTGAAGCTGCTATATCAGTTCCAACAGGAAAGAACCTATCAAAGGGATCATTTACTGAAACACCTGAAGTAGTTTTCCAAGCAGATGAAACAGAACTTCCACCAGCCCCAAATATATCTAAAACACTAAGGGATCCAAAATCAGGGGTGCCTGATGGAGCACCATAAGTAACTGTTGCTGTTCCGGTGGTTGTTCCATTGGAGCTAGATACCCAATATGCTTGGGGTCCATGATATCCTGCATCTGCTGGATAAGTTCCACTTACAGAAACATGGGCAGCAGTTAATTTGGAACCATCAGCAATATTCCAAATCATCAATCTATCACAATCCGACCCGCTAGCATTGTAAAAAATACCGTCTAATGGACTAGCATTTGGACCTTTTCCAAAATGCACATTATTTACATTTACAGTGCTATTACCTAAAGCTCTAACGCACATTCCACCTAAAGTTTTATCAAAATTAGCTAAATATCTTAAAGTATTAGTAGTTGCATCATTGCTAAAAGTTGGATTAACTGTTTCTGCATATCCGATAGTGTTTGTTGAATTTACTGTGACTGCATTAGAATCTATTGGATTTGGCAAGAATCTTATAGATCCATTACCTACATAAGCAGAAGTCTCTCCAAGATTATAATCAAAATCAGCTATTGCAGAACCTATGGTTCCAGTCCAATAGTTTTTATAATTTCCTAAATCATGTAAATGAATAGTAGAATTTCTATTTGCAACTAAGCAAGCTCTTGTTGAATGCAAATCAACTGAAGTATGATTAGTGTTTGTACCAAGACTTAAAGTGCTAACAGCTAGTTCACCTGTCTCATTATCGACTGCTGGTCCAATATCAATTACTGAATTATCTTCAGCTAGAATTGAAACTCCTGCTTGACCAACCACACATGGACCTGCTAAAGATATTTTTGAATTAGCCCCAGCATATAAAGTAGACATCTTAGCTTGTTTTTCAAAACTTCCAGAAGTTCCTAAAGCCATGATACAGTGGTTAGATGTACCATATAAGGAACCTAGAGAATTATTAGTGCAGTTTAAAACAGTGCCATAATGTGCTACATTTTCATCGTAATCAGTATTTTGGTTTAGAAGTTGGGCTTCTAAAAACTCACCTACTGAATTATGATCAATCTTAATACCGGGAAGTTTTTGGAAATAAGAACCATTAGAAATGAAAGATACTCCATGAGAATCTTTAAATAAAAGACCTCCTGTTCCTATCGTTGGTATATTATTATATCTAGCATATTTAAATCTAGAGTTATTAGTAAGTACTAAATGCTGTCCATTAAGTTGGAAATCTACTGCTCTTCTAACACTACCGTAAGTAGTACCTACTCCAGATTTAAAATAAGTTATAGTTGAATTTTTTGCTATTATTCCTTCGTTAGTATGCCTATCGACTGTCAATTCATTAACTAGAAGTTGAGAATTGTCTAAATCAAAGCCAACTTTATTTTGATAAACATCAACTAACCCATCTAAATCTAAAATTGAATTATAGGTTTTGAATCCAGCAATTGTATTATATTCAGCAGCAATTGTTGATTGGCTTTGATCATCTAATCCACTTTCAGATACGCCTCCAACCAATTTTGAATTTTCAACTAAGAATCCAATTGGGTTTCTGGAAGCGATGAACATTAAATCAGATCCACTAGCTTGGTAATCTCTAGCTTGTGTAGAGGCTCCCCCAACTAATCCACTGAAAATTACTTCGCTATTAAAAACTTTGAATCCACAAGATTTTTTAGTAGTTCTAACTGAAAGCGTACTAAGTTCATAATTTCTATAGGAGTAAGCACCTCTAGATAATATAACTTTAGAATTATTAAAGGAGAATCCAGATTCACTACATCTTACAGCAGTGCAATTCTCTAAAATAACATCGGAATTTAAAATCTCAATTCCATCTTTGGTTGCTGTAGTTAGGTTAATATTTTTACCATCAACAAAGAAATTTCTTATGTATATTTTACCAGAGCAATTTTTAACAGAAATTTTAGAGAGGTTATTTCCATAGATTAAACCAAAAGCTGTATTTCCAGCACCTGTGGTTATTGCAGTTCTAGTAATTGCATTTAGAGGATAATTAGAGTATGCAGAAAAATCATAACCATTTGATACTGTTAAATCAGTTAAAGTTGTAGTTTCATATGCTCCCAAAGCAAATCTATTTGTTGATCCTCCGTATGGTGAAGAATCCCCTATGGCTACAGAAAGAGGAGCTTTTCTTTGAGTTACTTTTGGAAATAAAACTGAGTTAACTGCACTAAATCTAACATCATTATTTCCACTAAATACTGTAGAAGAAATATTAACACAAGAAGTTGAGTATGGTTGTCCTGTACTTGAGAATAAGGTTGCACTAACATCTGCATCCCCGATAGCGGCTATGTAAGTATTATTAAACACAGTTCCAATTGTAACAATTGTTGCGGATGCATTATATGATTTTACATAATTTCTATTTATTATTTCAATAGATCCATTTTCAACTATTTGGAAATCATGTAATTCTAAAGCGCCTAAATCTCCGAAGTTTGCAACCTCTATTAAAACAGGGAATCTAATTACTCTAGGTAATGATGCTATAGCAGCACTTACTGTTGTATAAATATTTCTATTTTGAGCAAGTGTTAGTGCTGGAGTGTCTGCACTAACTGTAAGTGCTAATCCAGTAATGGCAGAAGTTGGATATCCAGCATACTCCCAAAGTTCATAAGTTCTTTCTTCTAGATCATATAAGGGTAAGTTGTCTTGTTCCCAGTTGTAAAAAGAACTAGTATCAAACTTACTAACATAAGGAGTCCAAGAATTATAAACTCTTAAACTTCCACTAGAAGTGTAAATATCATTTGAATTAAAAGCCATGTTAGAAGTTTATTGTCCATCTAAAAACAAGACTAAAATCTTCAGTCTTTAAAATATCACTAAAATATCTATAAGCAACTAACAAAGAAGCATCGGTTGCAGATCCTTGTGGATTTTTCATAAATAAACCAATCTCATTTAAAGGTTTATTGCTTCGTATAGTAGTTGAGTTTGCGGCATCTTCATCTAAAACTATTGTATACCGAACAGAGTTATCATTTATTCTCGTAACTTTACTTCTTGGTAGTTTAATAAAAAGTTTATTAGATAAAATTGATCCATTAGCTAACTGATTAGAAGTAATTACACTTTGATCTGCATTAACTCCATATTCGGCTAAAGATGATAAAGGTCCTGATAATTGGAAAGTAGTGCTTGTTTCTAAACTAGAGTTACCAGAAACACCAAACTGCACTCTATCCAAATGAAAATCTGTAACTTTAGTTGAGCCTAATCCAGCAAAAAGATAAGCTAATCCAACACCCATGCCAGATACAATAATATTATGGTCATCAAAAATAAGTTCTTCTGAACCATCTTTAAATAACTTGCTGATAGTTAAGTGGCCGTTTATACCTAAATCTTCTATAAAATTCATAAGAATTTAATTCTCCAAACTATTTGCATAGCAGAAATACTAGAAAGTGAGTGTTGAACTATATTTTTAGTAAAAGTTTTTTTGCAGAATAATCTATATTTCCTAGGATTATTTAGCTGACTAAATGAATATGGAGGAAAATTACCTGCTTGAATTGATTTACTTAAATCAATCGTCCACATTCCAATATTATAAACTCCTCCATTAAAGTTTAAACAGATACAATCTGTTTGGGCTAATCTAGTTCCATAAACTAATTCTCCAGTGGAGCTAAAAGTTGATTGAGTACTTAACTGTAACCCACTACCATTTATAGAAGTAAAATTAATATTAGAATTGGCAGAAGGACTTATCATGTGAATAAACCCACGATAATCAATTAATTGTCTACCATTGTAAGTTCCTGTAGCACCTAAAGCTGCTGAAGCAGCGACAGAACTTGGTACACCTGTTCCGGGATTAAGTTGATTGATAGAGGATATCAAGTAAGATGCACCAGTATTTGATGACATAGCATAACTACCCAATAAAACTGCTATGGGAGCGGATGCCCCAAACTGAGCATATAAAGGTCCTATTCCTGCAATATTTAAATGATGTCCTTGGTCTTCAATAACTACTCCAGCACTTGTAGTATAAGGTAGTTGTATTGTAATTCCCGACCAAGACCCAGAAGGGGAAGCAGATAATTCTAATTTAATATCTACAGGATTGGGTATCCTTGGAGATCCTGCTGTATATGGGGTATATGTAGAAGTAGCTAATCCATCTTGTAATACTGTAAATGCTGTATTACTTAATCCACTTACAAGTAAAGGATAAGTTGTATCGTGTATATTTTTTGTATATGACGCTGAAGGAGCACCGAAGGTTATTGCTTGGATGGTATAATTAGAAACATCTAAAAGTGCGCTACTTGAGGGGATACCTGACAACCCATCAAAAGCAGTTAATGCATCAACAATAGTTTTCCCTGCACCATCTACAATCAAGTTATTTTCTTGATGTAAAAGGATTTGTTTATCATCTTCGATTAGGTAAATTTCTACTGTTCCACGCATTAGTTAACAATGTCCAAGCTAGTTATTTGTGAGCCTCCACCACCAGCTAAAGCTGCTAAATCTGGATGTATCTTATAATTTATTCTACTTCCACCACTTGTATCTAGTATTCCAGAAGAATTAAATGCGATTCTACTGGTGTATGGATCTTCTATTAAATCATTGAAGAATCTTAATATTGATCTTAATTGTTCTTTATCTGTATAAAATCTAGCTTCCTCGACGAAAGGCACTAATGGAATAGAACTAGTCTCAATTCCATAATTGAGTTGGAATCCAGAATTCTGTTTTAAAGTTAAATCTTGTAAAGAGATAGTGCTAAGTAAAAGATATTTCGATGTATCTGGTTGATTTAATTTAAATATTTCAACATAGTAATTTATGTCCTGTCCATGAACTAAATTTCTAAGTTTGTAATAATGCTCTGGTACGGGTATTATTTGTAAGTATTCATAATTATTATAGATTGTATAATTTCTTGTATCAAAAGGAATATCGAAATTTTCTAAATAATTTTCTTTAAAATAATTAAAAATTGGACTAGGAGGTAATTCAGTTACCGTCTCATATTCCTGAACCTCATTACCTATGCATCTTTCTCTTATATCAGATCTAAACTCCGGGTCATTAACAACTGAGAAAGTTCTAAAATTTTTAATGTGTGCTAGATCATTTAATAATATTCTTTGGGTTAAATTATCATAAACTATTAATTCCCACTTTTTTCTAGGTGTCCAACACCACATTAATTTATCTCCATTTTCGGCAGTTATAACATCAGTATGAATCCAAACACCTAAGGCACCACCACCATAATTGGTAGAATTATCATTACCTATTTGAGCTTTAATATTTAAATTAAAATAGTGGTCTTTTATTAATGTGTTAGCTGTAGATCCGTATGCAGATAAATCAAATCTTAATCTAGGTAATCCGTTAATAGAATAACTCTTAATAAAAAGTTTATCTGCTAAAAATTGATCGTCATTTTGTTCAAACAATGATTGATCCAATTTAATTAATTCAAACTTATTATTTCTAGATGCACCAGATGTTTGTACAAATTCAATACCGCTTAAGATATGTGGATTTCTGAACTCAGCATTGCCAAATTGGCCTGAACTAAATATTCCTTCTAGAGGTACAATCATTGAGTTAATTGTACTAGCAATATAAGTTCCTGAAGCATAACCATTATTTACAGCACATGTCGTAAATACCCCTGAGCCTTCCCCGTATCCTATTGGTACAATTACATCCAAAGAAGATGCAATATAATTACCTTCTTGGGTTGTTACTGCTGATCCTTCTACAGAAAAATTGGCATTGTATAATAATGGACCAAAAGTATGTGAGAAGATATTAGCTCCAGTTTCATCAATACTTGAAGGACCTAAACCGTGATTAAAATATTTTTTATAGTCTTTAAATAGTAAGTGAATTCCTCTACCAAATTTAAAGTTTTCATAATCAGAATATGAATTTATCCCCATTACCCCGCTATTAATATAATTGTTTGCTACGCTCAGTGCTTGATTTTTCCAATGTGAATCTTCATTGTATGAGGTGTTTGAAGATACAATAATCTCTGATCTTGCTAATGCTTCATTTTCTTTTATTGAATGCATTGCTCGATAAATATAGGGTATTTGACATCTATCCACATAGCGATCATGCCTGCTTCCGATCTCAATCATCTTTGCATCTGAATCTAATTCAAATGCTCCTCTACAAGGATAGGTATTGCTGGTATCTATTCCAAAGAAAGTGTTATCTGATGATAAATTTTCACAAGGATCCCAAACACCTGAAGGGTTTGTATAATCGTATACTGGGTAGAATGAGTTTGATGAAGCAACAAATCCTAATACGATGAATCCTTTAGAAGTTTCTAATGCAAATGCAGAGGATCCATCAAAAGAAATAGGTTGATTAAATCCTGTTCTATCGTAATATTTTTCTTGAGGAAGAACAAACTTATAATTTCTTCTTCGCAATGATTTTCTTGGAGTTGTATTCGTATAATTTGTAGAACTAACTAATAAATCATTGAGAGCATCTACTTCTTCTCGTTTAAATGTAGTTAATCCTTCAGGTGTTACAGTTCCTGTGAATATACCACGAATGTTTATTCCAGATGCTTCCCTACCAGCAAAGACACCGCTGACTAAAGAATACATTGTTTGTTGTTCTTTTAATTCTATGGTATTAAAACTAGTTTCAGAGGTAGTGTAATCTTCTACAGGAGATGATGCATCAACTAGTAAAATAGGAATAGCATGTGCAGGCAAAAATTTGTTTAATACTTCTTTAGTTTGCGTCAAGGCATATTTGCTATCTCCAGTAATATCTCTCTTAGTAAAACTAAAATTAGTAGCACTATAGTTAATTAAAACATGAGAAGATTTAGCATTCCATAAACTTTGAATATCAAAATCCATACCTTGCTGCATATCTAAAGCTTCAAAGTAATTAACTGGATTTTGCATTGCAGAGAAGAACATTAAGAAATCATTTATAGCACCGTAAACATTACTTAGTTTATATGTGTTATTTCTTAAGTAATTTCCAAATGCATCTGTTAAGTTATCACCTACTCCTAAACATCTTACTTTCTCTGTAAAGAAAGATATTAATGCTTCATCTAATTTACATTCTTTATAATATTTAATTTCTTCAAATGGCGGGATAGGGAAATTTCTATAGTTTCTGTAATTAAAAACAAACTTAGAATCTCCAGTCGAAGACAAGTAAACTGGTTTTTCTATTTGTGGTATTTGAGACCCAGCTATATAAATTCCTTCTCCTTCAGGCCCAATTTGGAATGAATTATCATAAGCTAAACCTTGTTCATTTTGTTCTACTTTTAATGATCTGTAACTTCTTCTACTTTTATCTATTCGTAAATAATCTTTTGCTAAAGGATCAGTAATTAAAGTGTAAATGTCTATTGGTTCCCCTGTATCATTATCTAATTCTAAAAATCTATAAACAGGCCAAGGTTTTCCTTGATAAATAAAATTGTCTGGGAATTTATAATATGCTTCAAGCAGGATGTGGTCTACTACTGATTGGATGTTGTTAGTAAAGCTACTGGGATCATGACCAAAAATACCTAATGATTCTGCTTTTTGTTTTGTCCAAACTTGCTGGTTCTTAAAATGAATTGAATCTGTAGCTAACATATACCATATCATGAATGGTACATAAGATTCCCATAATTCAGTTAAAGTTCCTGAAGCATCAATTAATACATCACTAATTATTGAATTCAAAACAAATTGAATACCAACAGAAGTACCTTTTTTCTTGTAAGCTTCTGTTGCTGATCTTAGTTGTTGTCTCCACTTAGATGCATCAGGTCCTAACAGTTTCCACCCTATTAATTTAGCTAATTGCTCTAAGTACTCAGGCTCACAATTTTCTATATCGTACAATGATGCTAGTTTTTCAACATTGTTATTTATATCTGCCATCGAGTAGGATATGGCTTTTAAAAATTTTCTATGTGGACCCTTTGGTTTTAATTCATCTAACAATCCTAACCCATCAATATAATCTATAAAAGCATCTTTTACTTTAAAATCCTGCCTATCCATATATGCAGGAGAAAAAATTACTTCCAACATTGTTTCTAATTTATCTAATTGCTGCGTTCCACTAGTGTAAGTTCCTACACTTGATAAATAAGAAGTTGGGATGTAGCTAGAATAGTTATACCACAAATGTCTATTAAAACCTATTACACCATCTAAATCTTTAATATCTCTAGCAATGTACAATCCAGATAATTGAGATGTGACATAGCTAGAAGGTTGGTAATTCCAAACTCCGCTAGAATTATTTAAGAAATAAATCCACCCTAAATTATCAATTAAATAATCATGAACAGCAGAAGCCGTTGCTCCAAATACACCGCTAGTGGTTGTTGCTAAAGTGGTTGCATTTGTTTTAATTTTTGGTTGTAATGTTGCTGATAAGAATTCTGTAAATTGTTCTTGAGTTTCAAAATCTTCAAAACTATACCCTAATGGGTATAAAATATCATCTTCAAAAGTTTGAGGAGTTATGTAGGTGAGTTCATTTTGTTTTATGAAAAATTGGCTAATTGAAGATATATCATTTCTACCTGAAACAGGTAAAATAGATGCCATGTTATTAGCTGCATTTATTTGTGTATTTATGATTTGGTCATCTTCTTGAATGCCTACTCCACTTAATTCAATATCTTTAGCTTCATATATTTTAGGAGAAAGAATCTCTAAAACCTCTACGAAGTTTCTTTTTGAATATTGATTTGGACTAGGATTATAAGTATTCATCAGTCTAAGTATTCAACTTTTATCAATAGATTATTAAGTTGTATTAATTCATTAAACTCAACTTTAATATTTTCCATAACATTATCTATAGAAGCTATTCTTACTTCTTCTAGCTCAAAAATAACTCTACTTAAATCTGCAACAACTAAAGTTTCACCGAATTCTCTATTATCCACTGCCATAAAATCAAGTATGGCATTTCTAACTTTACTCTTAACTATTTGTTCTTTAGGTTGTAATTTTCTATCAACTTTGACAGTAATAATTAAATCTAATGTTCTAACTAATCCATCTACAACTACAATCTCATCAGTTACCATTTTCTTGGGTTGCAATGCAGTAATCAACTGTTGTTTAAATGTAGGACTAGCTTTTTGCACTTGTAAATTGTTTGCTTTTTCTAAAACATAAATATCAATTATATTTCCTGAACAATATGCTTTTCTAGTGACAGCAGAAGCTTTTCCTACTGTTCCATAATCACTAATAAAAGTATTTGCAAAAACAGTGTAATCTTCTAAAGTTACGACCCTATCTTGTCTAGCAAAAGTTAAAGGACCGTATTTTTTAGCATGGAACACGGTTTCTGCATCTGCTCCCCCTGTGGCAGGTGTCGTATTTGTAACTACCCCAGTCCTATTAGCTTGTCCTATTATGTTTGAGTTTATGTAATTTGAAATTATGTTTCCTCTACTACCACCACCAACTCTGTATGTCACAATATAAGAAGCATCATCAGGGGGTATTACACCTCTTATTCCGTTACCAAATACGACAGTTGCTTTATAATCATCATCATAAACTACTTGAAATATTTTTTGAGTAGTACTAGAAGCAAAGAAAATGTTTTCTACTTCTGTGTAAGCTCCTGAAGTCGTTGAGTCTCCAGTGTTAACATAAACATCTATTGACCCTTCAATGACTGGGCTTTCAGTTAAAGGTATTGTTTTTATTGATTCAGTTGCTGCAAACTCACCTTCATCAGAAATCAAACTTCCTTCTTGAAGTACTATATTGGTCCAAGTTAGCCCAGCAGCCCCAACACTTTCAGCTTGGGATAGAGCTATTTGCCCAGTGGAATTTGCAGTGTCAACAACCCCATTGTTGGTTTTATATACAGTAAAAGCTAAACTAGCACCGTCTTCAGGGGATTTTACTGTTATTGTTCTATTTTCTATTGGTATGACTGCATTTCCGGGAGTTCCATTAAATGTTATGGAAGCTTGTGCAGCAGATGATAGGGGACCTTTTAATCTTACTCCAATCAATTGAAATAACTTTTTAATTGAATTTCTATCTCTAGCAGTTGCTAAATAATTTTCATTAGCTAAAAAGTCTGCTTTCAAAGACATCACAGCCCCCATATAGGCAACTAATTCAATCAACATCATTCCTAAATCAGATTCAACAAAATAATCATATTCTAATGGGTAAACTGCTTTTATATAATCAACTAGTGCATCCCTTAAAGATAAGAAATCACTAGATGCATAATTAATTAAACTCGCCTTCTTATCGTCTGGAAAGACAACAAGTTTCATAAAATCTGATTGTGCTGTATTCTTAAATGTCATTGGACAATAATTTCTATTTCAAATTGAGTCTGAGCTTCTTGGCTTAAAGCTAAAGATAAAATTATTTTTAATCCATGACTACCATCTAAATTAATTTTATCTAATTCAAAAACACCTATTTTTAATATTTTTACATCCCGAGTGTATCTAGTTATCGAATCTACTATCTCCTCTTTAATTTGATTGAATAATAAAGAGTTTAGTGGTTGGAATAAAAATTTCTTTAAAGAACACCCAAAAGATGGCAACATAACCCTTTCTCCTCTTTCAGTAAGTAGAAGTTGAGTTATAGAGGATTTTAAAGTTTCATATCCAGAAGTTTTTTTAAAGTACCCGCCGTTTGCTGTATATTTACCTATTGGATAATTTAATCCAAAAAACTTCTCTTTAGCCCTAATGGTATCTCTTAGGACTAGTTGAGTGGTTGGACCGAAAACCCTAACTGTTTGATTATACGCCATATTAGGTTAAGATATTTTTAAAGTATACACTTTGAGCCTTATAATTTTTTAAGGCTTCATTACTATCTAGTGGTTTTGCGTAAAATTTTAAACTTCCTATGTGCCCACGCAAGCCACTAGTTATACCCCCTCTGTCACCTCCCATGAAGTTACCATTTAAATACATTCCATCAGTATACCCGCCTCCAACAATCCAAGGAGTATAGAAAGTATTTAATTTTGGTCCAGCTTTTAAACTTCTGGGACCGTCAACACTAGAAGTTTGGTATTCAAAACTATTTCTCTTCTTAAAAGAGGGGAGGTCTGGAGTTCCATATTTCTGAACTCCAAAAACCTCACTAACAGCAGAAGTAGCCATTAATTCTCCATCACAATACATTTTAATTGTGTCTGTTTTTGGATCACATGAAATATTAACTAATACAAATGTTGACGATGCTTGCCCAAAACTCTTGCCATTGACTGTTGTTGAACAATCAACTTTCATCTTGTAGAAACTTTCAGTTTCATTGCAGTTAGCCTTGTTTATCCAAGAACAAGAACTCGCATCTTTTGATTGTGTTGGTGCTATGAAGAAGCTTAAAGAGTTTTGAGGATTATTATCGGAATTATTGTTACTATACCCTAAACCTTCTTTGGTGATTCTCCTATCCCTAGTGAATCCAATTACAACTCCTTTGGTATAGGAATCTCCATCACTGATAGGTAGGAAATCTAGATCTCTAGGATTACCTAGTTCGTCTAAGGGGGGACTTGAACCCTCTTTTAGTCCAACATTCTCATTTGCCAATAGAACTTTTGTCAATGAAGATGCTGTAGCACTTAGCCACCCGGTGCCAGCATTTAATAGATTTGGAACATGAACCCAACATTCAAAAGTAAATCCATCTGGATTATACATATATTCTCTATATTCTCTCGTATCTGGTAATCTAAGATATGATCCTAAACCAGAAGCCAATGTTGGGCTGCTCGATTTATTTTTTGTTATTCCTTCTAAGTAAGGAATAGATAATCCCGAGAAATAAACTGAGCTTGCAAAATTACTAACTAATTGCAAATTATTATATTTGTTATTAGTCACAGTATTCGTCATAAAAAATTCATTTGACGATGGTTGAACAACTTTAGGCTGCAATAAATTATAAATTGCAAACAATTTATCCGTTACAACGATATCTGTCAAAGATAGCATCGTACTAGAAGAAGGATCTATATTTTCGTAAATGATAGATCCTATCCCTATTTCAGGCACAGTTAAATTGATATTTGGAGCCTCTGTGCGTTTTATAGGACTTGAAGTAAATCTAGCCTGTATGGGTAATATAATCCCTTCCAAATCCCCTTGAGTAAACATCAACCTTCTTTGCTTATCAAATTCTATTGCAAAATCATAATCATTCAAGTATGAAAAATCATTAATAGGGATTTGTCCGGGCTGGAATATTTTGGGGGATTCTACTTTGGACTCAAAAACATTGGGTGCTTTTACAGCAATCTCAATTTGTTTTTTACGCTTTCTAATTTTAAAATTATGATAAGATAATTCAGAAGCCAAGCTTAGTCTCATGTTTTTTGAAACTGAACTTTCCCCGTTTAAAGCAATTTCATCTGTTAATGCAGAAGATAAATCATAAACTTGTTTATCTCTTTGCTGTATTAAATTTTGTAAGAAATGATCTTGTTCATAGTAATTTAATAAAGTTCTACTTTCATCAATCTTATCTGGATCGAATAAAGTATCTTTATAATCTTGATATTGTTGGAAAGTTATTGCAGTTCCTTTGCCTCCTATGTTTGGATCAAAATTATATTTCCATCTATCCCCATCAGGGATCACATCTGGGTTTATACTTAATAAAATCGGATCTAGTCCACCTTTTTGCGAATCATAATACAAACCATCTTTTGTTAGTAAGAAATAACCCCTAGTGCTTATTGGTGGTCCAAACTCCAATCTAAATATATCTTCTTCTGCTTCTATTTCAGTTCCCGCCCCTGTTCCAATTTGGGGTCTTCTCCCACCTTGTATTAATTCATCTACAGGCACTCTTTCAAAAGTTGTACCATCTAAAAATTGATCAAATTCTGTTGAGTCTGAAAACTTAGGTTCTAATGTGGGATCTAAACTTCTTTCATATACTATCTCATTAGTTGTAGCTATGAAAGAATCACATTTATTCATGAAATCTATTGCATTTTGATATCTAACTTTATCCAATGCATATTTTTTTTCTTCTAATTCAACCACTTGTGCTGGCGACAACAACTGCTTTTGATTAGCTGAATTACCAGATTGGAACTTTTGCAATTGCTCAAACTTATCAAAACATTCCTCGATCAGTGCAAATTGATTAGATATACTTTGGAAATTTGCGTACAACTGTGCTCCAAATTGAGAGGCATACGCAAAAGCTTGTAAAGCTCCTGATAAATTTTTTAGAACTTGTAAAGTATCATTATCTAATTTATCTCTGGTTGAATCTGATCTAAACTTTAATCTACCAGTTTCAGTATCAAATTCTATGATGCCTGTATCAAGCATTATTTTTTTAACTATCTCTTTGGTAACTGAATCTGCAAGATCTCTAGCATCCTTAACTTGACCAGTAACATCTGCCAATATGCTAGTTGGTAAAATAGATAAAGCTTCTTTACCTAAATCAAGTAAACAGTTTGGAATTCCAAAACTAGCTCCGAGTGCTTCAAATGCACCTCCACCTTGGTTCTGTACTCTTAAAAATGTTTCTAAATCAAATGAAGCCATTAGTACGCATACACTCCTTCGTAATCACTTTCAGTAGTTCCTATCTGAGGTGAAATTGGTGAGGCTCTATTAGAATTTAAATGAATCTGAGAGCCATCTAAATTTACATTGCTAGATGCTTTTAGTTCTATCCCTGCTCCAGCATTAACACTAAAACTTCCTCCACAATTCAAGTTAATGTTTTGATCTGCATTTATATCTAGATCTCCATTGGTAGTTATCTCAATTTTACCTGATGAAGATATCCTAACTACTGAATTATTTGAGGTAGTTTTTATTTGGACTATTTGTTCGTCAGCATTTGAATTAGTGCATTCTATATGAATTTTTCCTATTTGCTCTGACCTAGCAAATAAATTAATATCTTTATTATACGATTCTAGATTGATATTACCATATCTATTGCTGTTTGGCTCCTTGTACGCACCAGAAGACCTGTTACACAATTTGATCTCTCTACCATCATTGACGACTACCAAATAGTCTCCATGACGAACAAAGTGTTCTTGGTTGGTGTGGGCTACGCTTTTTATTTCTCTTCCAGCGTCAACAACATTTGATTCAGAAGTAATAGTTATCCCATCTCCATGATCATTTTTCATAAAGATAGATGCTATTAGTGGGCTATCTATGAATCCAAGTAGTTTACCCGTAAACGAGGTTAGTGCTATTTTTAAATTAAAATACTCTGGATTATATTCATCAGATAAGACTATTTTATTTCCTTTAGAATCTTTCCAAAATGTTCGCTGAGGGATTCCCCTAGCTTTATACAATTGGGAATCTAAATTCTCTACAGGATCCTCTAACTCTTTTTTTAATTCATCATTCTCTGAACTTAAATTTTTAGGGGGTTCTAAGAAAGATCCCAAGTAGTAAAAGAACTCGTCATCATTAGGTCTTACCACTACAATCTTTTGTCCGGGGCTAGGTATTGCTACGAATCCCCCATGCCCTGCACCCAAAAAAGGTGATACATAAATAATTTCTTTTTCTTCATTACCTAAAGAATTAATATGTGCAAAAAATCTAATACCATCAGAAATCTGCTCTGTTCGTGTTACTTCAGCTATTGAAATCATGCGGATTCTTCCTTTTGGTTCTTATTATTTTCTTTTAATAGGGCCTTTTGATTCCTAACCAATGTAAATTCTGATTTTATTTCTCCAGAATCCATTATATGTTTTGCTCCAATTACATTATAAATACCGCTAATAAAAGTAAAGAATGGATCGTTTTCATATGAAGGATTGCTATTTAATAGTTTACCACTCTGAGCAAATAGTAGTACAGGAGAGTGAATATGCCCTATGTTACTTATATGAAAAAATGGTAAAGTTTCTAAAACCAAGATAAGTGATTTTCTGTATAATTGATTTGCCATATCTGACATTATTATAGCTGGATTTTTTGGGCTAAAAGCATCAACTATAATAGTTTGTCTGTTTTTTGATATCATTCCACCTTCTGCTAAAGCCAAACAATTTTTAGCAATTGTTATAGGATCTCCTTTTAGTTCGTCAGGAATACCATTAGCAGTTAAAATCTCAGATACTTCTTTTATTAATATTTCTTTATTTATAATTTCAGAAGATTTCAATCTGTTTTGAATATAACCAATAATAGCTTCTTCAGATAAAAAAGTATTTAAAGTATACTCATCACTGTAAATTCCTGCTAACTTAGTTGTAGCTGTTTTAAATAATTCTTTTTGAAATCCAGTTTTTAATTCAACTAAGTAAGAAGGATTCAAATCAATTTTTAAATTTAAAACATTTGCATTTTGTGTATTGTATTTAAATACTTGATATCTATTTAACTTCTTACCCTGCTTAGAAATATCTTTTGTATCTGTATAAGCAAAAATATCTGGGGGTTCTGAGTTTGGACCATAAGGAGGATTTTCATCATCTGGATACATTACTTCATAAATTTTATTATGGTAATCGGCTGTAAAAAATACTTTATCTTTAGGGTGGAATACTTGAATAGGTGATTTTACATACTCAGAATCATTTTGCCCTTTTAGAATTATATCTATCGTAACTCCAGTTAAATCACTTTTATCTGATGGAATAACTTCACCAGAATAAAGATATTTTTGAATCATGTTAGGGTCACCAACAACAACTACGGATTCATTAAAAGTTGATGGGAATCTAAACGCGGGATCCTGTTTATCAAAATATTCTTTAAAAACTTTTAATATTTTTGAATTGGTTTCTTGATATAATGCTAATTGATTTATTTTATATGAATTATTATTTCTATTTATTTCATCTATTAATTTAGTTAAAAGCTCGTAGTGATCTACAGTATTATTATTTTGAACTACTGTATCTAATGTTGTATAAAAGTTATTATCTTTAAAAAAAGATTTTAGTCTGGAATCTCTATCTTTGTGTTTTTCTGGATCGGTCAACCAAGAAATTTCTTTTGCATCCAAAGTTTGATCTTTTGTAAAATCCTGTTTTAATGGATCATTTGTTCCAGCATAAATAACTTGACTCATTTGGGATAAATAAGATAAGGCATCACTCAATGCCTGTCTAAAGCGCAAAGCTATTCTTAATTTAATATCATTTACATTTTTAAATTTTTCATTAGAAGAATTTTTTGAAGCCTCTAAAGCTTCAACGAAACCTTCAGAACTTGCTAATAAATAGTTTAAATTAGGTAATAAAACAATTACATTATCATTACCAGTCACTTTAGCAACATAATTTGCAATACAATCAGTTACCAAGGCATGAAAATCAACCATCTTAACAAAGTTAGATACTGAGGAAAGTTTATCTCCTTGTTTATCGCCTAACTTAGATCCTATTGAAGATTTTATTTCAGCTATAGAATTCGATTGTTTTGTTGCCAATAAGTAAGGATCATAAAATGATTCGCTTTTACCTTCAATAAATTCATTAAACTTTATTGGTTTAGATGCTCCTGTAATTTGGCGTTTCATGCCTTGCATATCGACTGCATTTTTTGTATTTTTAAATTTTTTGATAGTTTCTTGACCAAATCCAGCAGGGCTTGCGGCAAATGTACAACTAATTTTTTTAAATTCAGAAGTCTCTATATCTGCTTTTAACAAAATACAAGAAAACGGTCCAGCCCAATATCTCGGATTTGTTCCTACACCATAAGCAATGTAATAATTTCTTGTAGTATTTTGACTAACATATTGTTTTATAGAATCTAAGTACAACTCTCTTCGTACTTTACTTTCTAGTTTTTGAGAATCACTAATACTTATTGGAGTTCCACTACTGTCTATGAGAGAAAAGGGTACATTTTCTGGGTATGATGTAGTGCCAATCATTCTTCTTTCAAATTCGTTGCTAGGATCAATAAGATCAATCTGAATTTGATATCCTCCATTACCCCCAGCACCAAAAGTGTGTTCTAATTTTAAAAAATTTGGATTAGCATAATTTTCAAATAGCAAAAAATCGTCTTTGTCTCCAGAATACTCTTTTATTTTTTGTATAATATCAGTAGTAGCTAGTGAGTTAGGATCCAAAAAGATTTTATCAATTGCATCTTTATTGAATCCTATAAAAAGAAATGGCGTTGGTATAAAAGTTTTCATTTTATTTTTGGTAATATAATTCTTTTCATCTCACTTAATTCTTCAAATGGATCCTTAATATTATTAACAAACAATATTAACCACCAATTTGATGGATTGCCATAATAATCATTAGCTATTAAATCTGGTCTTTGTTTAAGTCCTGCTGGTAAAAATGCTACTTCATATTTATAAGCAGTTTTAATATTTTGAATAATAGTATCAAACTTATTAGAGTGTAATATTGTAGTTACTGCTTTTCCTCTGTGCCTATAAGTTTTTTTATCTAAACTATAAGGTCCATTTGAATTTTGAAAATTACTCATTTTAATTTACCTGAGTCTAAACTATGGTTGTCATCAAAAATGACTGCTTCAAAACCTGCTAAATTATCTCGTTTTATTGGTGTATATTTTTCAAACGATCCAAAATCACCAGTTCTAAACTCTTCTAAATTTAATTTAAAATCAATGTAGTGAGGCATTAAAGTATCTAAATCATAAATATGATCTTGATGTGAAACTGCATAATCTTGAACTATGCAAGGAATATCTTGATATAAAACTCCATGACTAAACCGCACTATTGGGGGACCCAAGATTGGATTTCTAGAATTAGTGAT